TTGCACCTGTTGCACCTGTTGAACCTGTCGCACCTGTTGCCCCTGTTGTGCCTTGAATACCTTGAATACCTTGTGAGCCTGTCGCACCTGTTGCACCTGTTGCACCTGGTATGCCTTGCAAACCTACTGTTGAAGCAGAAACAGTTACAGGAGTTTCAGTTACAGCAACAGCAACATCCTGCTCACTAACAGTTACAGCAGTAGTAGATTCAGTAACCGAAACGACTACATCACTCATCTAGTAACATTCCCCGAAACATTAACTGCACCCTGCAACAAGCGGGTAACCGAACCTGCACCAGCAGTCAATTCAAGATCGTATGCATAACTACCAGCAGAAATAGCAGAAGATTGTGCAGCAGTAATAGCGACAGCAACAGTTCCAGCAGTGCCACCCAAAGTAATACCTGAACCATTAGTTAAAGACAACAGGTAAGCAGTAGAGTCGGCGGCAGTTCTAATCTGCATGGCAGCAGAATATCCAGTCAAATTTAAGGCTGTGCTTGCCTGAGTGATAGTAAAAGTTCTATCCCAATCTGCGCCCTGAAAGAGAGTAAAATTGTATTCGCCAGGGTTAATCATTTTCTACCATCTTCCTAAACACCAAAACCTTGTTTAATAACAACAACTAAAACAGCAGTAATGACAGCAGTAATCAAAGCAGGAATCCATGCACTACGATTACTTTGCTTTTCAAGCTCACGAATCCTGTTCTCGTGATCGCGTGAAGATTCAAGAATCTGTAAACTATTAGCCTTCAAAATTTCTATGTCGCGAATAATCTGCAACAGCAAAGCCTGATTGTTTGGTCTATTGGGTTCAGTCATCTTATGTTCTCCTAAAACCCTAGTTTACTATCCACAAATACAAGCATCAAATCAACCCTTAGAAACTTGCGATGTTCTCTAAAGATGAAAGCCTAAAAGTTATGGCATGCCTTTCAGCATCAGTGTTACTATCTAAACCTAAAACTTCATAATACTTATCTACAACTGAACCTGTGGCTGAAGGTTGGAAACAGACTCGCACCACATCACGCAACTCAATCGCTAAAACCCTATCCTGATTTGCGGTAGATAAAGACTCAATAGAAACAGTGATTGCTTGCGCCCGATATTCAGGTAGCTTGTAAGCAGACAAATAGTTATTCGCAATAGTTGTCGTATAATTTTTAGAAGTAGTCAAATTATCTGTTTGAGCGTAAGATCGCAAACCGTAAAGGTCAATCAAAGCAGTATCTGAAGCAGTCGCAGTCGCATTTACCCCAACAACCTTGATGCTGTTATACAACTGATCGCCACCATAAACAACATTTAGATCTGTAAAAGGTATGCCTGTGCCATTACCATAAGCTGTGCCTTGCGAATTATTGTCTGCAAAAGTGTAGATTGTCGGTGCAGCAATAGCAGTGCGAACAGCAGTAACTAAACCAGAATACGATTTGTAAGATAACCCTGACCAACCATTTTTGTAGACAGTTCCAGCAGTAGAAGTATAAGGATTATAGTTGCCATCAAAATAGTTTGGAACAGTTGTGCCACGCTCAAAATGAAAACCTTCACCATAAAAAAAGTTTATGCCACCAGTGCCACCAGCATAAAAACGAACACTCACACCAGCAGGCGTTCCTGCACCAGAATAAGTGTCAGTAAAAGTAAATTCTTTGCGTGTGCCAGCATTTATAGCAGTTGTCGCAGCAAAATAGTTTGTTTGCAAAACAGTGTCAAATTGATCAACTAACTCAACATAACCATAAACTCCACCCTGAGCAGATAATAACGCGCTACCTTTTAATAGAGCAGAAAAATAGTATGGATAAGTAGTCAATCCATCAGGATTATATTTCAATGGATTTATTTCAAAATACCACATTTCATAGCGACTAAAATTTTCATTTACAGAAGCCCAATTAGGCGTTCCACCATACAAGCTAGTTACTGCTGAACTGCGCCCACCATAATTCCAGCCATCAACACCATTAGGCCCGGAAGAGTCTAAACCATCCCAAGTAGGGATATTGGCAGTTGCAGTGCCAGGATATGCAATCAAATTATTGCGAACAGTGTTAGTCCAAGAATAATTTTCAAAAGTGCGATCCTTGAAAACCATTACAGCGGAAGCATTACTAAAAAAATCGCCAGGCTCTGAGCGTGCCACATTCTGTAAATACGATAAAACATTATCGCCTTCAGCATGACTATCAGCCCCAACAACAGCTTTACCGAAAGTAACGCCAGCATATTCTGCTGCATCAAAATCTTCATAGTTCATTACTTGCTTGATTCGTGAACCAGTATCTTGCACAATAGGTTCACTGCCTGCGGTAAAAGTTGCGTTAGACACTTGAAACATTTGATCTAAAGCAGAAACAGTAGCTTTACCATCTAAGCCTGCTTCATCAAAACTAAAACTCCATGACTGAATATAGCCTGTAAAAGTTCTTATACTATTTGCGGAAACCCTAATTCTGCCGCCAGGTTGCACCATCGTATAACCGCCAACAGAATAATAGAGTATAGAGCTAGTGTTTAGCGGGTCAAAGATACGCGCATTATTTACAAAACTTACTGAGAGAGTCCCTGCACTAAAATCGTCTAACGCCCTAGAAATACCACGCCCAATAGTTACGCTTTGCACATACGCAGAAACATCAACATAACCACTAGCACCAAACTGTAATTCAACAAGATATGTAGGCAACGCCATTTATCTGCCAGCTTTACCTGTTGCAAAACTAAAAGGCAAAGACCCATTTTGTTTAATGTATTTACCGACAGCATCAACAACAGCCTTCGGATCGGCAGACTGAACATTTATGTTTACCATAACATTATTAGGTTTTGCACCAAAAGTATTTGTGAATTTTCCGCCACCAACTATTGTGTCACCAGGCTTACCATAAAAATTACCATCAGTATCATAACCATCTTTATTAACAAACATCCCATTTACGCTGTTTGGTGCAGGCTTTGGAGTAACAATTCTTTGACCTGCTTCTGCTAAATCTTGTCTTTTAGCGGGATCACTAAACCCTGCATCAATAATATTTAAAGTTCCAGCCAAGATTGCAAGTGGAATTGCATACCTAATCGCAACACTGAGCATCCCATTTTTTGCGAATGAAGCTAGCCCCCCACCAGTGTTAGCAGCATTACCAGCTTGAATCAATCCAACAGCTTTAGCAAGATTAGCGATTGCAGTTCCTGCTGAAGCTAACATCATGATTCCTTTGAGAGCAATCAAGGCAGGCAGAGCAATTATCAAGGCTTTAGCAACATTCTTAAAACCTTCAACAGCATTACCATTACCGAATAAACCAAAAAAATCTTTTACACCCTGATAAGCGTTAGCAGCAGCATCTTTGATGCCTGTAAAAAATTTGCCTGCTTCAGTATTAGGGTCAGCCATATCATCTAAGAATTGGCCTACCTGATCTACTAGACCGCCAGGCTTACTAATCTCATCAACAAAAGTAATTATCAAAGGCAAAATTACTGCACCAAGTTTTTCTTTCAGAATGTCCATACTGTTATTGAACTTCATAAAAGGGTCAGCGTTGATTTCAGCCATACCTTCATATTGTTTAGTAAAGTCCCCTAAAACATCTTTAGACTTCTTCAACTCAGGGAACATAGCTATAAGGGAAGAAGTATTTCCGTCATAGGCTTTGGCAACAGCATTAGCAATTTTTGTTTGAGATTTGCCTGAACCCGCCGCCGCATCAACAGTTATAGTAAGAAGTTTTTGAGCATCTTTCACATTACCTGTAACATTCGCAAACTTCGCATAGGCCGGTCTTAAATCGTCATCAAAAATTCCGGTTTGTAAACTTAAGGTTTCCACAAATTTATCGGACTGTTTGATTTGTGCTTTAGTAGCACCAGCATTACGAACTAACTGAGTGTTCAGTATCTTTGTTGATTTAGCATCATTAGAAGCAGCCTTAGCAGAATCCATCAACAAATCTGTTACTTGACTTATACCAATACCAATACCAATAGCACCGATAGCACCCTTTAAACCACCAAACTTTTTCTTAGCATCCTTAATACCTGAATCGTCAAACTTAGAAAGTAGTTTTACTATTACAGACATTAGTTAAGTTTCCTGTTCACTTTAGCGGCGTATCGTTCCAGAATCAATTTTATCTCAGCTTGAACACTCGGCAGACTAGCTTCAACAGAAGGGTAAACAAAGTTAGTTGCACGCTTCGAACGAAGATGTTTAATCATCTTTTGACCTTGAGTAGTAGTCCTATGAGTTCTACTGCCATCCTTATACGGATAAGAATCAGTTACCGGTCTACGAACTTCACCAGATCCTTTACCTGCCACATCTGCTAAAGCAGTAGCAGGAGAAGTTACACGCAAACTAACTAACGATGTTACAGCAAACTTTTTTGATGCCTTAGTTTTAAAGCTAGGTTTGACTGTATCTGCTTTTACTTTTACACCCCAACCTAAACGGCCACGCGTATTAGATACAGGTCTGACACTAGAAATAAAAGGATTGACTTTAGGTATGCCCAATTTGATTGCTTGAATAGCAGGTTGAGCAGCCGACTTAATCTCTCTGACTAAAGCGTTCTTCATGCCAGGTTCAAGTTTATTTAAAGCGGCAACAAGTTCTTTAGCGTTAAAAACAATGTTATCAACCATTACCGCCCCTTTGATGTTGC